CATCCACCGGCACGAGCCGAACGGCATTACAGACGCATTTAACTCTGGCGTAAATATATTCGTCTTTCATCGCCGCCTCCAGAAGCTTGAGACGGCCTGCAGCACGATCTCCCGCACTCCACAGGCCAAGCAGTGCCAATACTGCCAGCCGTTGTCGAAAAGGTAAATCATGGTGCCGCAGCAATACGGGCAGGGCTTTTGTTTCACTTTGCGCCTCCTGGATATTCTTTCCATTCGCGCCCATCAAGCAGGCTTCCTGCGGCCTTCTTTCCGATGCGCCACACGGAAAGACCATCCTCAAAACGATGTTCTGGTGTGTTGTCGCTCCACGCATACGCGTCTCCAACCTGACCCGTTGCGAGCCATTCACCATTTTGCTTGAAGAAAAACGCCACACCCGCCGCCTGGCACTGGTCACGCAATGACCGCGCCCAATCAGGATTCATCGGGCGCGCGCCGGGGCCACTTTCGCCGCCACAGATCACCCAATTGATATAGGGATCAATGACGCCGTAATACCTATCGCTAAGCCGCAAATCAACCTTTTCGAGCAACGGCTCGCAACTTAAGAAATGCACCGCGGCGGGCGTTCGCATAAGCCAGGGGATGCGCTCATCGGCGGCGGCCTGGTTTTCGACGGATGTGCCAAGCCAGACGTTCGGCAGACACGGCTTATCTGCAAGCCACTCTGCCATGCGCTCCGGGCGCTTTGTCAACACCTGAAATGTATGTTGCCTGGCAATGTCCATGCGCCAGAATACCTCACGAATTGCCCAGTCCGGTACATCCTTGTGGAACAAGTCGCCCATTGAACACACGAACACGCGCCGCGGCTTGCGCCAGCGCATTGGCTCGGACAACCGATCCGGGTGATACACCACATCGAAATTGTGCGGCGCTTCGGGATAGCCTACCCGTCCAGCAAGGCGCTTGCTCATGCGCTCGGCGTAACACCTTGCACACCCGGCGCTGACTTTCGTGCAGCCCGTTACCGGATTCCAGACCTTCTCAGTCCATGAGATTTTAGAGTTTCCCATTTTCGCCTCTCACTCCCAACTCAGCAGAACAATGGCAATCAGGATCAGCGCCCCGACAAGCTCCAGGGCATAGCTGACAAGCAGAAACTTGACGGCCTTCACGCCTCACCCGCCTTATCTGCCACCACTACCGCGATGGCAATCAACAGCAACCCCACGAACAGCAACCAGGCAGGCAGCCCGGCGGCGGCGAGTGTGCCGTATAACGGGAGTAACGCGACGGCGAGAATGCAAATCAACGCCAGGATGATCTTATCCATTTTGCACCACCTCGCTTGCATCCACGATCACCCCGTAGCATGGCCCCTTGCCTGGCGCGCGCTCATCCTTCAGCCTGCGCACCGTCAGGTTGATCTTTCCTTCTGCCGTCGCGCCAACGATGTAGGCAGGGCGGCCGTTCCAGGTTACGTTTCGATCTGTGATTGTGTCCATTCTCAATCTTCCCATCCCTCAATATCCATGTATTCTGCCAGCACGCCAATTGCATCCCGCGCGCCCCAACAGGCAGTTGCAAGGTATCCCTGCTCAGTCAGTTTGTCAAGCCACCAGACCTGCTCATCTGATAGCGTCCCATCCTGGCGCTTGAGTTCGATTGCCAGCCCGTGCCAGCTTTGGCGGGCAACCATCAAGAATATGTCGGGCACGCCGACCTTCATCCCTTCCGCCTTCATTTTTGTGATGGTGCGCCCGCGTGACGCTTTCGATCCGCCCAGGCTGATACCGTTCAGCGTTGAGAACATGAGTTCGTCAAGCTCGCGGCATACGCACCAATTCCGCTTGGCCCAGGCAAATACTTTGGCCTGCTCTGAGTGTTCACTCGGAGCGGCGGCTGTGCGGTAAACGGCTTTGGGTTCGTCTCTGACGCTGCGTGGTGTCAACGTGATAATCTCCTCATTCAATACCCAAAATATCCATCAGGTGTTTTGTCTGTGCGTCCCCGGCGGCACCCCTGGCGGCGTCCCTGGCGGCGGCCCCGGCGGCACCCCTGGCGGCGTCCCAGGCGGCGTCCCTGGCGGCGGCCAACTCATCATTCGTAGCCTCGCCATTTGCAAAACGCTCGGCCACTTCCACCGCCCGCTTGCTGCGCTCATCGGTTAGCAAGTCCCAAATCTGGCGCACGCACCAGCAAGCGAACAGGCGGGCCGTCTTGTCGTTCCAGGTTTCGAGCTTGCGTACCAGGCGGATTTTCTCGAACACGATCTTGTCGTCGCCGTCAAGTTTTCCCCCCTTGGCTTCAACCTCGAAAATCTGCGCGTCCAGCCATCGCACAAGATGCGCGGCGTCGGTTACGTGGTAGCCAGTTTCACACATCTCTAAGCTATCCACTTTCGGAAGCCATTTACCCGGCTTCCACGTTCCATCGGCGCGCTTTGTCGGCAGATAGGGCGTGTAATCGAAATGGCTGTACGGGCCGGTGTTGTTTTGAGTCAAAGTCTTGTACATGGTATTTTCTCCTCATTCAATCTTACCCCAAAACAGCCCCCAATAACATTGCAGTTCCATGACAACTTTACTTATTCCATTCATCAACTGCCGCGGCGCGCGACATTTCCCGCGGCCCCTTCCTGCCGCACTCTTGACACTCGACTCGGAAAAGCATACCGCCGGAAGCAGTCTCAAACACCTGCCGCAAGCTTCCGCAAGCGCATTCATTCGCGCCGTCCATCTCTGAGTTGCAGCGCGGGCAGCACCCGGCGCAACAATCGCCGCCGCTGAATGGTTCGGTGTGAACGTCATCACTGTCATCGGTGTCAAAGTTGCGGTGGCAGACGGTGCAATAATATTGGCCTTCTTCTGTGTAAGTGATAGTCATTTTATTCTCCTTGACTCTCGTTGCAGTTTTGCCGCGATAATTGCGGCGGCAATGCTAGGGGGCAGATACATTCGGCTGCTCAAGCGCCATATCTTTCTGTTCTTGTGCCCAGGTGAACAGATCCACCCGATAGGTTGCTTCTGCCCGTTGCAGGTTCTTTACAGCGGTATTGAAGTAGCTTTCTTTCAGTTCAATCCCAATGGCAGAGCGGCCAAAACGAATGGCCTGGTATGCCTCGCTGCCAATGCCCAGGAAGGGGGTTAGAACGGTTTCGCCGGGATTGCTGTACAGCTTGATGCAGCGTTCAATCGTGCCCAACTGAAGCGGGCAGATGTGCTTTTCGTCTCCCGTATCGCGGGCCTTTGTGAATTGCAGGGTATCGCTTTCCGAGATGCCCAGCCAGATACCATTGGCCCATTCGATCCAGGTTTCGTTATCCAATTCGCCATGCTCAACCGGGGTGATGGGCACGGCATTCTCTCCCGGTTTCTTGAAAATCAATACCTGGTCTACCAGGGCGGGGCGGCTGTCCGAGCTGTCCTTGCGGAGTTGCACGAACAGAAGCGCCTTGCTCTTAACCCGAATAGCCTGAGCCTGTGGGTTTTTCTGAACGAACGCCCTGCCGGTGAATGTCCAGCCAAGCGCCTCGTGCGCCCGGATAACCTCGCCCGGAAAATCCTTCACGCCAATATAACCGTCCCTGCTTGCCATTGCGGCAATGTCACTGGTATGGACGCAGCTCAGGCGGCCCGGTTTCGTAACCCGCAACAATTCACCAATGATGAATTTATAGTGCTCAAAGAACTCCGCGCTATCCCTTGAGTTCCCCAGGTCTCGTTCAGACGGGGAGTAGGTGAACAAATCAGCAAAGGGCGGGCTGTAAACCGTCAGATCAATTGAATTGTCGGCAATCTCTGCCAAGCGAATGCACGAATCGCCCAGCTTCGCCGTGAAGTGCACCCCCTTTACTTCCTGTTCCTGGTACACAGATTGGATGTTATCGTCGGTCATTTTCAGCTCTCCCTTTTCGTAGATTGTGATGTTTTCGATCAATTTGGCTCGCAGGCGCTTTGCCATTGCATCCTTGCGCATGACGTTTCGATAAATCTCGGATTCGATGTCAGATAAAATCAGGTAGACATCTACCGCCGATTGCTGGCGATAGCGCCACTCACGGCGAATTGCCTGGTAGAATGCCTCCCAGCTATCATTCATCCCGAAAAATATCATCTTGTGGGCGTTCTGGAAGTTCATCCCGTATCCGCCGATTTTTATCTTGGTAATCAGAATGCGGAATTTGCCATCCTGAAAATCCTCAAAGGCCTGGGCTTTATCTTCTGGCTTGTCAGACCCCTTGACTTCGACCGCGCCAGACAAACTCTTTGCCAGAAGATTGCTTTCGTCATCCAGCCCACACCATATAATCCATTGTTCATCTGGGGCGCTGGCTAAGACTTCTTTGAGCATCTCGAAGCGCTGCTCGATGGTCATCTTGCGGATCTTGGTTCTATCTTCGATCCCATGCAGCCGGGTGAAAAATAGCTGATCCGTAGGTGTATATTCCGCTTCAACGAACATCGGAGTAACGGTCAATTCTGGCAAAATAAAGCCATCATCATCATAGCCCAGGTCGCTCGGTTTCATCATGGTCATGGCCCATGAAGCCAGCCATTGAAAGAATGCCTCTTCGGCGTGATGTTTCAGGCGCCATTCTGTACCGGCGGCGTTCGATCCCTTTCGATGATAAGACTTACCGTCAATATTATAGGTATGCTCTTTGTTGGCATTGACAAAAAAACGAGAGAGCATTTCCTGCTGGCTGCAAATTCCGAGAAACTCAGCATGATTGCCGATCTCGGTATAGTCATTCGGGGCGGGCGTAGCGGTACAGCATAGGCGGTATGGAACATCCGAGCAAAGCTCAGTTAGCTTCTGGCGAGTCTTTCCGCTAATCGCCTTCAGGATGCTGCTTTCATCCAGCACCACAGCCCCGAAAGAACTGATATCGAGGTTGTCTACCATCTCATAATTGGTAATGAAAATCCTGCCATCATCAACTTCGCTTTGCTCTCTAACGTATTTGATTTGTATATCGAGCTTGGCGGCTTCCCGAACGGTCTGACGTGCCACAGAAAGCGGCGCAATAATGAGCGTCATTTCATCCATCAAACGCGCCCATTCAAGCTGGCAGAACGTCTTACCGAGTCCAGTGTCCAAGAAAATCGCAGCACGCCCCCGGCGTACTGCCCACCGCACAACATCACGCTGGAATGGAAACAGGATCAGGTTTACTTCCCCCGGCTGCTTGCCATAATCTTTTACCTTTACTGCCTTTGATTGCAAGAAATTCTTATAATCCATTTTATTTTCTCCTGACTTAATCTTACCAGACAATATTCCATGTAACATTGCAGTATCGTGACAACTTTACTTTGTGCCCATCCTCATCCCGCACCCCGCCCGGTGCGTCAGGTACGCGGCGCGCTTCTCGTTGCTGTCCGGCGCGGCTGCCCAGGCCAGCAACAGGCGCGAGCAGGTGGGGCAGGCTTTGCGGATTGGCAAGCCGCTCATGCGCTTGTAATACTCCCGCCATGTTTCTCCGTCAATCGGCTGCTTAATCATCACGCCTCACAAGTGGCGTAGTGTTCGGCGCGCTCAAACATTCGGGCGGCGTTGCTTTCCATGCCGATTGCTTTGAATTGCTCACCGAGCCAGCGCCACGGGCGCGGATCGGTGCAATCTTTTTCCAGGTTGGTGCGTAGCTCAAATAGGGTATCGAGTATTGTTTTCATCGTTTGCTATCCTTTTCGCATTTAGCGCAGAATACACGAGTGTAGGAAAGGCCATCTAGGCTAACTTCTGGCCGCTCGATCATATCGCCGCCGCACTTATCACACCAAAAATAACATTCGTGCAATGGCACGCCGTAAATTTTGCGCTGAAGTTCCATTATTCTTAAGCGCAATTTATTTCTTTCTTCGACACTCATCGTTTGCCATCTCCTAGCATTCTTTTCGCAATGTCGCCGGCTGTCATCGCGCCGGCTTTGCGGGCTTCGAGGTAGTCACGGATCTGGGGCAGTTCCATCTCGCTTGAGACGGCTTGCCTGAGCGCACCTTCCCACGCCTTGAAAAAGTGCGCCCGATCTGCCATCAAATTCTCGTTGCTCGGAAAGTCACGCGGCCAGCCCAATTGACGGGCCACCTGCTCGACAAGCGGGTGCCGCCACGCGTAGTATTCCACCGTCATCAGCCAGTTACCATCGGCGTCGGCCTCGCCGGTTAGTCGGCGGCGCTCCCCGTCCCATGCCCGGCAAATGTCTTGCCACGCCTCCGCTGCCGTTGGGATATTTGCGGCGACCATGCGCAGCTCTGCCACCGCCCCGCGGATCTCTGCAATGGACGGGAAGAATTTACTTGTCGCCACTACCTTGACAATGCCCGCTTGCAGCTCATCGGGCGGGATGTCTGCCAGCATCCCGGAATAGGCGCGGATAGTATCGGGCGTCAGCTTGAAATTGGGGTAGCTTGCGGCCAGGGCGGTGATAACCTGGGCGTGCGTTAGACTGGGCACGGTATATTCTCCTCTTCGCAGTATTGGCGGATTGCGGCATAACCGGCGGGTTCGTTTACGGTGGGCTTGCGCCCGTTGCCATTCTTGCCATTGCCGCGCGGCGCAAACTCTTTGCCGTCTTTGCGATTCCTCAGGCAGGCTTCAACGTATGCCCAAGATCGTTTATTCTGTGTCGCCGCCACGTCAAAGGCCCATGCAATCCATTCGGGCGGGTAGTCCTTCTCTGCCGCTTTCAACTTTTCGGCAATCGTGGTGGTGAGTGTGCCGATTGCCTGTTCGTAAAGTTTGAAGGAATTGGGGCGGGGTGGCGGCTTCTCCTCCTCATATTCTTTTAACTCTGTATCTGTCTCTGATTCTGGTGTCACATTTCGTGACGGATTTTCCTCCCTCTCTGCCGCTTTTCGTTTGCGGTATTCCCTGGCTCGTTCTTTGTCTGGGCTTGCTGCCTGCCGTTCTGCAAAGGCCGGGATGAACCATCCTGGCTCACTCAGTGTCACTACCCCGATTTGCGACAAGGCTCGTAAATCCTTCGTCAGCCGCCCCTCATCGGCCCGAAGTCTCCACGCCATAGCGCTTACGGGTGGTAGTAACCCGCCTTTGTCGTGCTCTTTGGCAATCAGCAATATCTCAATCCAGCGCCGCCAAAGATAGTCTGGGAGCGGCCCTATCTTTGGGTCGTCTAGTATTTCGATGTAGAGCTTGAGCCAATAATTTGACATTTGTCACATTGTCCGTTTACGTTTGTCACGAAACGTGACGTTATACATTCAAACTTCCGTCAGCATTCTGCGTGACGGTGCGCAGGGTGTCAACGTTGTGACTGAGCCAGTCCCACATGATTTCGGCCTCATCATTCGCCAGCAGCGTGCGGTTGTCAAAATATAACTTCGGGTAGATTGGCCCGGCGTCCGGGAATTGTTGGGCGATATCTCCGCCCGGCTCGAAGCTCCAGACGGTGCCGCTTTCGGCGTCTACGATCCGATGTTCAGATACTTTTACGAGTTTCATGGTGCGCTCCTATCTCTCTGCCGTTACGATAACCGTAACGCTATAAGCGTGCGGATTGTATACAACGATGTGCCGGTAATCTACCAGGATTTCGATTGCATAGGGCGATTGGTCACAGGGGGCAAACATGATGTCTGGCGCTTCGGTTGCCAGGCCATTGCCGTCTACCGTGAAGCAGTTGACGAACGCTGGCAGCGCGCCGAGATTGTGATCGAGCTGCGCACTCTGTCCGGGGTCAATGATGATCATGCCAGACGTAAAGTTTGCCGGGGCAGCAATCATCCCCGTTGAAAAAAGTAGGACTAACAGGCTGAAAAGTAAACGTTGTTTCATGGCTTGCGCTCCTATCCTGTTCTGATTTGTGCCGGTTACACTGTCCGGCATTCGGCGTCCCTTTTCCCGTGAGCGTGATGGGGTCACTCGCCGCTCATCTTACAGACAATCCTAAAAGACTATCTCTCACTTGTTGACTGGCTGGCGAATGTTGCCGATACCCGCGCCTTGACGGTTACGGTAGCTTACGGAAGCATTCACGCCAGTTTCACCGCCGATGCTTTTGATTGTAAGGTACGCGTATCCGGTTGGGCGTCTAGCTAATTCTTTCGTAGCCCCATTGTTCGAAGTGTTCTGGCACAGTATGGGGTGTCTCGCTCCAACCAGATAAATAAAAAGAACCCGTGCTTATCTCAGGCGGCTTTCGTGGCGATAAGATGATTTTAGTCGTGTGTTTGGCAAACACATAACGAAAACCACCTGAGATAAAAACAGGTTCTCTATTTATCTTATCGCCATTGTAAGGTTCAGTCAGGCTGCCACCTCTGACATAATCATTATACATCATTCCGCCGATTTTGCAAGCGGATTCGGCGGCCATTCTGCAATGATGCGCACGTCATAGCCGTCAGTCGTTTCGATCACCGGGCAGCAGGCGTTGACAATGCGAAGGATTGAGCGATAGCGTCCGGGTGTCATCCTTGGATAGGGCCACTTCCCACCGGGGGAACGGGGCGCACCCATGCAAGGCTCGCCAGGGCCGCAATAGTCGCGGATGTTCACGATGGTTCCGCATGCGCTTGACGTGGTAATCTCAATTCGTGCGCTTCGATTGTTCATTGCATCCTCTCTCTCATCTCATCTCCCGCCGCCCGGATTGGCCTAACCTGTAGCCGGGCGGCGGGGGGTGTCATTTACACCTTGCGCAGCGTTACGGTGGGCTCGCCCACCTTGCGGAATGCGGCAATCTCAGGGTGCGCCACTGCAAAGCCGTCCAGGCCCTTGTTATCCCACGTGACGCGCGCCTTGTTGTAGACGGCCATCAAGTAATCACCCTTGACGGTTGCGCCGAAATTGGTTACATCGGCTTTGACTTCGGCGGTAAGCTCAGCAATCCCGCCATTCAGGGCGTCCAGGGCCGTGCTTTCTTCGGCGGCAATGTCTGCAAGGGCCTGCTGGATTTCGGGCGTCATGATGCTCTTGCGCAACTCATCGAAGTGAAGGCGCATGACATCGGCCTGGGCCTGCATTTCTGATAATCGGTCTAACTTTTGCTTGGTATCCATTTTCATCTCCTCGTTTCAGATCCACCCGCCTATTTATGGCGGTTGATCCTGCGCGACTTGGCGGCGATTTTGCGGCGCTTCTTACTCTCGCCTTGCCCGGTATTTTTCGTAAAGCCACGATGACGGGAAGTGTTGTCGCGGTGCTGCGGGGTTGGTTCGTGCCCAATATTGGAATTGCTCAACTTTCCATAGGCGTCTTGCGCATTCTTGAGAAAGTTCTCAACTGCATCGTGAATGAGTTTCGCTGGGTTCATTTTTCTCTCCATTCGATTTGTTATCCACCCGCCGCCAGTCCCGGTGTCATCCGGCATTTTGCCTACAGGTGAGTGTTAGGTGCATCCTGGCGGCGGGTGGTTGGGTTACTTACACAATCGGCTGTACGCCGTTCTGCTCTGCCAGGTGCGTGCTGTAACGAATGAGCAAATCCAGGGCGTCACGCTTCTGGGTAATGTCTGCCCGCTGTTCGTCGGTAGTCTGCGCATCCTTGATAGCAGCCTCGCACTTGATGAGCATTCCGCGCAGGAACGGGAGATCAATGTCGCCAAAGCGCTGCCCGTCTTTCGATTGCATGTTCATCGCTGCTTCAACGGCGGCATTGTCAAACTCTGCAACCGGGGCGGGCTGTTCGACTTCTGGCTCTGCGTCAGCGCCAGTCGGTTCGTCGGGTTCGGTTTCGTCATTCCCAGACGGCAGGGCGGGAAGGTTGCTAAAGTCGGTGCGGGCGGATAGGGCAGCAACCCCCGGCATGATGCTATCCAGCAGCCGGAATTGCGCACCTGCCCAATCGGGGCGAATTTCAATGTGCAAAAGATAATGCTCTTCCATGTGCTTGCGCCCGCCATACGATACGCTGATGCTCTCAAGCTGGCGAACGATCACCATCGGCACCATTGGCAGGGTTGTACCGGCGTTCTCCGCAATGTGCTTTATTCCGGCAAGCTGCTCAGAAATGCGGGCGATGTTGTAGATCGAATGGGTGATGATCTGGACATAGTTCATGCGTCCAAGTTCGGGGATAAGAATGTTCAGGCGCCCGGTCTGCTTGGCATAAACCGGCACATCTTCGCCGGTCTTTTGGTTTTTGTAGCTGTACACCGGCACGTTCGGATCGAATGGTAAATACTCGTTACCATTTTCGTCAAGGTGGCCGGTTGGCTCCGTTGGCTTTCCGTTCCGGTCAACCTTCACCTCCCCGGTCTTGTTGTTGCACAGGTACAGCCACTTGACACCATCGGACTTGCCCAGCAGCCCGGTCTTGTTGTACACCTCGAAGTTGGCATCCCAGCAGCGGGCAACGTCATTGAAGGGCAGCCGGAAGTTGATAGCAGTCGGCTTGTCGGTGTAAAACTTGATAAAATCATTGAAGGCGTCAACGGCATTCGGGCGGAAGTCGGGCCGGAAATAACCAATCTCTTTCGGCCCCTTGCCAATCTTGGCGATCTCCGCTTTTGAAATTCCCAGGCGCAAGCGCCCGATTTCACTGAATGACGGCGGGCCGTCTGTTAGTCCAACAATCGGTGACATATTGTTTCTCCTCTCAGAAACCTAACTCTTTTATGATTTGTTCTGCCGTCTTATTCCGGTTTGGATTGGGGAATAGGTCGGGCAGGTTATTCTTTACTTCGCTGCGCTCGGAAAGTGCCTGCTGTCCCAACCGTTCGGCATAGGCTCGGCTTACAGTTGTACCGCCCCAGGCATCGCCACAGGTCGGGCAGCTTGCGTCCCACATGCGGTTATCGGCCTGGGTCTTGATAAGATCGCCATAGCAGCGGGCGCAAACCCGGCGGGAGATGAACTGATCTATTTCGCCGTCTTGGAAGGTTGCGGTCATGGTAAACCTTCTTCGGTCATCACATGGGCGGCTTCGTGCCGCTCATCCATTCCAGACATAAGCGCACCGAGTTCGTTCTGCCACTTCTGATAAATCTCGTAATACTTGTTTTCCAGGTCGGCGGCCACTTCCGCGGCGTCCTCGATCTCTGCCCAGGTGAAGGCGTTCTCGCCGTCCATCTTGCGGTCTACCAGGGTGGCATGATCTGCCCAGGCCTGTTCGTACTGCTCGCGGGCGGCAATGACGTAATCGGGGGCGAAGCGGTGCGTTGGTTTGTAGTCGTGAACGGTGGTGTACTCAATTCCGATTGTGTCAGTCATGGCTTTTTCTCCTAACCCAATCTTACCAGAAAACTATGCCATTTAACATTGCAGTTGCATATCAATCTTCGCCGCGCTCATGCCTGCTGATCCTGCTGCTCAGGATCGCCGCACTCAGAACGCAGCCAGCGAAGATTATACCCAGGATTATTATACCCAGGATTATAATGGCGGTCATTTCGTCTCTCCCGTTGCCTTTGCAATGACGGC